ACCCACAGAGCATTGCCAGGAAGAACCTATCATTTTATTTGGCACTTCTTAATGCCTTGTTGAGTGCTTTAATAAAATGTTTGTTGAAATTTTTATTAATGTAGCTACTTGCAATTGTATAAAAAGGAAATTTGCTTTCATAAACAATTCTGTCCTTAAACGCTATCAATAGATCAACAACCTTGCCTTTGTGGGTTTTGTAAACGCCAGTCATTTTGCCAATAGTCATCACTTGTTCATTTTTATTTTTAGAAACCCCAGTTCTTTTTCCTGGGATGTTTCCATATTTATTTAGCTTTTTACTATCAGTTGGAACGGCAATTCTTTTGCTGCTTGATCTAACCCCACCATCAATTTGGTATTTTAAATATTTCACCACATCATCCTTAACAGCTAAAATTCCTACTAATTTTTTCTTTGATGCCCTAATTACATAAAATCCTTTTTGAGTAAATGGTGTTGGTCTATCTAATTTGCTTTTCATTTCAAAACCAAGCAATCCAATTTTTCCACGGCTTCCAGATAAAAATGTAAGGGTGTTGTTTATTGCCATTGAAGCTGCAAATGGGATCTGTTTCTTTTGTGTTCTGGATAGATCTTTAGTTACTTCTTTTATGTTTGTTTTAATATCTATCTTCATAATGATCTCCACCAGGATTTATTACTAAACGATAGGCCAAACTCCTTGGCCTTCTTTAGTACAGTTGATTTGCTAACACCCAGAGATAAGGCTGCATCATGCGATGATTTGCCAGATTCTATTTGCTTCTTTAATTTGTTTGGATCTATATCTTTAGTCTTGCTCATATTCACCCTTTTGTTGTTTATAAAACATTTTACACAAAGTCCTCATCATCTTTTAGTATATCCATCGCAATCTTTGAGTAGCCATGTGCATCAAGAAAACTATCTTGGTGCCCTGGATTGTTGCATCCTCTTATTGATTTGAAGGCCATCATCATGGCCGCAACCTGTGTACTTGATAAGTGTTTGCCTAACATGGCTCCCCATACCTGGGCCAGTTGGCCCATGAACATATCTGGCCTTCCATATTCTTGGCCCTTTTGTTTAATTATTTTATCTATCTGCATTATGGTTCTCCTTTGGAACATAGGCCTCAGCACATGAATTGCACTCCTGGCATTTAAAAGTTAGTTTGTGATCGTATAAATCGTTGTATCTAGATATTTCTTTTTGCTCTTGAAATTTCATATCCGCATTGCAGTTAAAACATTTCATTTACTTCTCCTGGTTAATTCGTTTCTTATCTTTTGTTTGATCTTTGGCCTGGTAGTGTCAGCTGCAAGCATTTGTTCCAGGATCTTGGTATCTGTAGTTTTAATGTAGTGATGTTCAATTTCTTTTTTTCTGCTGGCCTTGTTAAAGATCACAGAAGATTTTTTTAATTTAGTTGGCATATCTTTTTCCTTGTTAAATATTTTTTCCCAGTTATCTGCATATTGTTTTTGATCGTCATTTTTTCTTTTTCCAGATCCTTTACCGCCATGCCACTTAGTCATTTCTTATATCTGGATGGTTATCTTTAAAAGCTGCAACAACCAAATAAACAGCTAAAATTAAAAATAAAAAATCAATCATTTTTCTTGTAGTCAATAATTTTTCCAGGTTGTCCTGTTGTCTCCTGGATCATCTTTTTTGTTTTTAACAGATCATCATCGGCCATCTTAAAAAGTTCGCTAAGACATATAACGATGCAATCTGGTTCTTCTGCATAAGCGTTATGGGCCAACCAAAACTCCTCATCATTTTTAACAATCATGTATCTGGTTTTTTTGTGTTCATGCGGCCACATAGTTACTGATAATTTAGAACAACCAAGTTCCTCAGCTTCTTTAACTAAAGCGTCATAACCTCTAACCATCATTTCAGCCATCTTGCTTATGTTTTTGTAATTGGTTGTATAAAGAGATTCCTTGTAAAGCATTTCAGCTTTTTGGAATCTAATTCTCATTCCATAACTAACAATCGATAAAAGACGGCTTTTGTTCCAATAGCGTTCAATCCATTGTTCTTTTTTGTTAACTTCAGAGATCGATTTATTAGCATTATTTTCATAAATATTATTCATGCTCCCACCGCCTCATTTAAAACTCCCTTCCTCTCGTGTCTAAAGACACGCGAGAGGAGAGAGAGTATTAATAGATATATGCGATTTACAAAGAGAGTAAAGAGAGTATTAAAGAGAGTTAAGAGAGTTTGCATATTAAAAAGGCGTAGTTAATAGGTTTTCGCACTGGTATTGGCCTCGTTCAGCCTTTACCCAGCAATGAGAGTTATGGTCTTTGTATTTATTAATATTGTTATAAACCCATTTTTTGTTCTTTTTTGGATCATCCAGGTAATCAACTATTTCATCTATGCTAACCATGGCCTTAAATGGATCTTTATCAGCTTTAATTTTTTCAGAATGAATAATAGTTATGGCGTTATTTATGGCCGTTAAATTCTCTGGATCTTCAATTTCATTACCAGGAACAAACTCAGTTAGATCTATCGTTGCAGATCCCTGGGAAACATAGCCCTTTAAATTGTGTACTGGTATCACCTCAAAATTTATTGGCGGCAGATCTGCTCCCTCTTTATTTAATGTTTGTTTAATAGTGGTGTACATCCTGGGATCATCATCTGGGCCATTTTTTCTATCCACTTGGAATTCAAAATCAACACTAGACGGCAAAACAGAGGATCCTCTGGCCCTTGATTTACCACCTACATGGCCAGAGTGATGTACCAAGGTTACATTGCAATCAAACTCATACTTAATTTCATCTACTCGCTGAATAAACTTACCCATATCGCTGCTAGAGTTCTCATCACCACCACCCCAGTTTCTTTGCAGCGTATCAATACAAACACAGCCAATATCGCCTAATTCGTCATAGGTGTTTTTTAGCGTTTGCATAATCAGTGAAAAATCTGCATCGTCTAAGATCCTGGCTGGCCTGTTAGACATCCTAAAGGGGTTATCTCTTACTGTTTGCTCATTGAACTTGGCCCAGGCCAATATTCTTTTGTGCATAGATCTCTCACCTTCACCACAAAACAAAACAACTGGTGTTTGCTTTACGCTATGGCCAAACCATTCAGTGCCATTGGATATGGCCATCATCATGCTTAAACTAATTAATGACTTGCCAGATTTTGGAGATCCAAATATAGATCCAATCGTATTTCGTTCCAGGATCTGATCTATTAACCATTCTGGTTCTTTTATGTTTGCTTCCATGTCAGCAATCGACATAAGTTCAAAAGATCCTCTTGCAGATCTATCTAGGTTGTTTTCTATGTAATCTGCAAATGATTCCAGGGAATCAAAATAGTTGTTTGCAGCTGCATCCCATAGATCATCTTTTTCTGCAAAATCGTCTGGTATTTTTATTATTTCTACCTGGCACTTTTTGCTGTTTAAATAGGCCTTTAGTTCTGTAGCAAATTTAAGGCCAGCCTCATCGTTATCTGGCCAAATTAAAACTTTGCGGCCATAAATTGGTGTCCAATCAGATTTGCCCTCTTTCCAATTGTTAACACCGCCATGGTGGCAACAGACTTGGCCCTGGAATAACTTAGCCGCACCGAGCATCGCTTTTTCACCCTCTACGATCAAAACTGTGCCCTCTGTATCACCATCGGATAAATAAATAGGTAAAGGGGCCTCTGGCCTTGCCAGGATCCAGGAACCATCTTCTTGCTTACTAAAGGGTGCATATTTTTGTTTAATCCTGTGGCCATCTGGAAATCGCATGACCCAAAACGAACTGCTGTATTGCACTTTAATAACAGCTTCATTAGCCAGACTTTGCATCTGAAACTTATCGAATGACCTAGAGGGAGCCTTCTTTTCTTGGGGAGAATGTTGCTTATCAATTCCAGCCCCCTCTCGATCAAACTTTTTATAACCATGTGCTTCTAATGTGGCCTGGAGATCTCTGCCATTTTCAATAATGAACTCATGGCAAGTAAAACTCTTATCTTGTTCAAAATCATAAAAGTTACCCTTGCCTTCGCCTTCTACTGCTAATGCTAAAGATCCTTTATTGCCCCACCGCCAATGTGTAGTTGTTTTAGTTTTAGGTTCACCTAAAATTTCAACCGCAACAGAGGTGGCCAGGCTGGCCCAGTCCACTTGCTGCATTTAAAATGGGATGTCTGATTCATTAACGCTGCTTGTATCAGCTGTATCTTCTTTCTGTTCAGCTGCTGCTGTTACAGATACAAAACCTTCTGGCCTATCTATCCAGCTATGAAATTCAAACAAAGGCCAGGATGTGTTTTTCTTTTCATCCTTATATGCAACCTTTAATCTTTTCTTATCATCTTTAAGTGATAGAAATGCACCAACTTGACCTGGTTTCTTTTCTTCAATTCTATCTAGGTATGTATCAGTTAAAGCATTAAAGGCCATGCAGTTGCCTACAGTCATTGATTGCCATAGAACACTTTCCTCAGTGTCTTTTATGTAGCAATCAACGCTAAATGCTTTACGCCAATATTCATCACCTATGTCAGCTGGCTTTGGCCCTAAAATGCCTGGCTTTTCACCCCAAACAAATTGATACCTATCTTCTGCATAAATGCCCCAGCCAGTTTTAACGCTATCAACATCAACAACCAACTTATCAAATTCACAAATATCATCTTTGCCTAACCAAAAATTTTTATCGCCATGTTTGTATACCAGGTAACTACTGTTACCGCCGCCACTATCTAATAATCCCATTTTCACTCCTTCTAATGTAAAGTTCTTTTCTTGTTTAATTTTGATAACCATTCCTGGTAATCCCTTTTGCTTTTTTCTAAATTGATTAATGACAATTTATAAAAAGCTAAAATCTGTTCTCTATGTGCATCCTCAAATTCAAATAAATCTAATTCAATATCATCCATGCCTAGACTTTCTCGATAATCAGCCCAGCGGCCAAATAAATATTCTTCAAACTCATCATCAAAAACGATCTTCAATTTTGGCCTCTGCTATTTGTAGGAAATGTTTAAAGTTGGTTATGCAGATCCTAGAAGGATCCATAACTTCTTTTAGTTCTGGATGCAGATAACACAATGGAATAACGGCCTTAATTTCACGGCGATCATATTTATAAATAAGTATTGGAATGTATTTATCGCCAGCTGCTTGTACTGCTTGTTCCCACCACTTAGTTATGGGCCAATTGTCTTTTCGTTCTTTATAGCGTTTGCACTCAATGGCAAAATTCTCAAAGTAGAGATCTGCTAGGCCTTTAGTTTGATATTGATCCAGGTTCCTTTTTACAGATCTATCCAGGCCCCTTTTCTCCAGGAGATCATTTAAGAAATTACATATATGGCGTTCAAAGGCCGCGCCCTTGTTTCTGGAATTAACCATTAAACAACCTTCCCAAATAAATACAGCAAGGCCACCAGCTTATGCTTTGGCAAATGCTGTAAGTGTTCTGGGATATCTATCCCCCTTACTACTTTATGCACCAATCTTATCCAGATCTAATTCAACATCTAAAACAACGCTTCCGCTTTTTGTTGGGTTGCTATCAATCGCATAAATGCAAACTTTTAAGCAATACTCAACAATGCTTTGCATAGGCACTTCCCTATCCAGGCTTACTTGTTTTATTTTTTTTCTAAGTTCTGGCGTAACTCGCAAGTTGACCTTGCCGCCCTGTTCTTCGTATTTATCAAACTCGTTCATAATTAAACTCTCCATGTATAAATATAGTTGCTTTTTATAATATATAAAAGCCCCTTTTGTTGTTTATATTTTATAATTTTATTTGGGTCGTGCATAACTCTCCTAAGTTAACTCCCTAAAGGTGCGGCCCTTCTTTTGACCCTTACTGTTTTTGCCCTATAAGTTCCACCAGGTTTTGCTGGAACCATTTTCTTTGGCGTTGGTTTTCTGGTTGTTGTTGGTAATGAAATCTCGTATTCGCCCACCTGGCCTTTTACATGATTTCCCATTTCAGTCATAAGCAATAAATTTAATTCATCCCTTGCAGCTTCCATGTTCTTAATAATTTCTTTTGTGGCCTCATACTCTTTAATTGTGTCCTCAACTTTTGCATCAAGATCTTTAACATCTTCTTTACCATGTGGATCTTTATAGATCTTATGTAGATCCTCTGGAACTTTAGCTGGCCAGTAATCTTCTTCCTGGATCCTTCTTTCAAAGTCATTGATCTTTTCAGCCAGGACAGCTGCAAATGTTGGATCTCTTTTAAATACATAAACCCTAAAGTCTGTTGATTGATAAAGCACACTTACAACACCCCAGTCATATCCCATAACTTCCATCTGGCCTTGCATTTGTAATAGGCCTCTCCATTCCTCTAACTCAGCTGCTGGATAATCTCTGGTAACTTTGTTCTCAATAACTCCTGGGCCGTTAAGCAGTACCTTGGTTGCTCCAGGAGTGTATATACCCCACTCTGGATCATCTTGTATCACCAAGTTATTTGCCACGGCCCTTGCATCTAATGAAGCCTGTAACTCTAAAGTGTCATGGGTAAATCTTTCTTTAACATCTACCTCTAATTCTTCCAGGCCAAGCAACTCTGCTGCTCGCCTTATACATGGTTCTTCCAAAACATTACCCATTTCAGTAATTCTATTACCAGGCGTTCTAACACTTTCGCCCTTCCTGGCTCTTATGCAATTATCTAAAGTTGTAACATCCTTATTCCAAATTCTTGGAAGTAAGCTGCATGAAGGTTTGCCATCGTCTGTAATTTTTCCACTAGTTCCCATTGTTATCTCCTTAACAAATTATTAACTTCTTCCACGGAATCGCGGAGAAGTATTGGTTTTTTTTGGTTTATAAGTTCCAAAAGGGTTAACCCATATTCACTGGTTACAGCTGCAATGAGATTCCTTTTAAATCGCACCTTCTGGGGTTTTCCCATGACATTGAGTGCTATACTTTTAGATCCTGGGATCCCAGGGTTTTCTGATCTTTCTAAAATTCTGGAATGTTTGGCTTGTTTGACTCTGTATATATTATGCGAAGTCTTTATTACTTTACAAAAATTCTTTGAGGCTCTATCACCTATTCCTATAAGGTTTAATTCTGGCTGCATAAAATGTGTCATGTTTATAAACTCCTTGTAAATATCAAAGGGGTACTCCCAGTTATTTAACTCCTTTATAGTGGTAAGTCTCACCATTTTCGTTGGCAAATCCTTTAAGATCCTGGCCAGCTGTATGAATCAAAAAATCCAGGTGCAATTTTTTGCTAATAAAAGATGTTTTTTGTTTTAGGACTTTTCGCATTTGTCTGGTCATTTCCTCTAGCCTTACCACAGCAAATTCATATTGCTCCTGGTTCTCAGCTGGAATGGCTATTCTCCTAGCAACCGCAACCTTCCTTCTGTACCCTGCTGTTTGTCTTGGGCCTGTATGCGATTTGAAATTGTCTTGGTGTCCGTTACTCATATATTTGTATATTTTTATTTATTTTTAATTAGTCAGTCAATATGTTGCATAAAAAAACAAAGATTATTAGTGTTCCAAATTAGTGCTAATTCGCAACACTATTATTTTTTAGTGTCTAAAGTAACTAATATTTTTTTTATGTTATCAATATCCATATCACCATATGGCTTATGATTGGCGTAAGAGCCAAGCAATTTATCAACCGCATCATTAATAAAATTTAGGACATCTTGATTGTCTCCAAGCTGGGCAGAGATGCTTAACAAGGTTTTAAAATGTCTGGCCGTGTGTATCTTAAAACCTTCTATAACCATTTCGGTTGGCTGATAATGGGTATACCTGGCATCTTCTTTTTCACATTCTTTTATATAACCAACTCTAATTAGTTTTTTTAAAATTTTTCTTAAAGTCGAATGAGACATTCGTAAGGCATACAAAATATCTGTTTGTGATGGATGATTATTTTCCAGGTGCTGTTCAAATATATAATAAGTAACAACCCTTTCCTGGGGATCTGTAAGTACAAAATTAGATATTTTTTCAAACTCTAATTCTTCGAACAATACAGTTTGCTGGTATTTGCAAAAAGTCCGCAAAGTATTTTTGTCCATATCCATAATTTTCTCCTATAAAAATTTTGATCTATCTAAAATGTTTTTAACTGTGGTTGCATGAAACTGGCCACCCTTAGCAGTCTTTACGCCCCTGGCATTTAGCATCTTAGCTATCGCCATTAAAGTCTTATGCCCTAGGGCCTGGATCTCACGGATCTCTGGAATGACTTGCCTAGCATAATCATCTGCAATAGATCTATTAGCCGCATGAGCAACGCCTAAGCCCTTCATAGGATCTGGAGATCCTAACTGTACGCCTTGATCCTTTAACTCCTGGAGCCTGGCCTTGGTCTTGGCCCTAACATCTTTTCTAATGTTGGCTGATATGCTGACCAGCGTTGGTATGTCTAAAGGCATCAAAATGATTTCTCCGTTAGGCCTGGTTATGCCATACAACTTATGTTTTAGGCTAGATACAGCAGCAAGAAAATGTATGCTTTGGGCCAGTGTTCCTAAATCTGGAATAATAAGATCTGCATTCCTATCATTACATAAGGCAACCGCCCTTCTTAGTTCTGGTTTGTCTTTTGGTTTTTTGCTTGGTTTATCTATAAACAAATCAAGGCAAGTGGCTTGATTGTGTTTTGGAAGATTTAGCAGATCAGCTGCCAGTTGCCGTGTTTTTACTTTTTTGTTTGGCAAGTAAACAACTACCCTTCTCCTTAATTTAATAAGATTAGAAGTCTCTCTTAAAATATTCTGCAATTAATAACTCCCTATAAGTAACAACCCTTAGGTTATATTTATATATATTTGTAAGTAACAACCTTACTATGATTTATATAAAAAGTACAAAACAACCAAAACTGGGGCCAGGCCAGCTGCTAGTTGCAGCTGAACTAAACCCCAGTCAATACTACTTAACATCGCGTTGATCGTAGTGTAATCGCATAGACATAGGTATATGTCTCCAGATCCTAATTCTCCTTCTGTAGGCCATATAAGCATCAAATATGTATTTGATAGGTATAAATACCAGGCCTAAAAAAATTAAAACTTCCATTATGCTGCCCCCTTTAATTTTGCTCTGTGCATCTTTGCACCTAAATTTCTTGCATCCTTTCTATTCTTGTTCTGGTCGAATGGTGCTAAGGATCCAAACCAAACCTCAACAATGGCCTTTCTCAATGACACTGAATCATAAGGAGTGTCATTAGTTAATAGTTCAATGTGAGTGTGCTTAATAATGACGGATGTATGCAAGTGCATTTTTTCATCTTTAAGTTTCCAGGTGCAATTTCTGTTGCCATATATATGGCACCATCCATGGCCCCAGATCTTTTGCGGATCTAAATGTTTTTCAGACCAATAAGACCAGGATTCATAATCACTGGCCTTCTCGTCTAACAAATAGCTTTCTGGTGATACTTCGTATTCCATTATGCTGCCTGTGATGATTTGGCTTTTTTAGCCATTAATATTCTCTGCAATGTAAATAATTTTCCATATAAATTATCTGCATCGCTTTTTGTTAGATCACTTACAGCACAAGTTGTATCTTCCCAGTTATCTTCTGCAACATCTGTGCAAGTATCTAACTCCAAGAGATCCATTAAGGCACTTACTTCGTTTTCATTTAGTTTTATATTCATGTTAAGTTTCTCCCAGGCGTTAAGCCAATTTATAAATAACATACTATGTATTATATATATAAATATATAAACATCAACTTTATAGTTTGTTATTTATAAATTAGATTACGAGTTATTTTGCTGTACCAGGAGCAGCAATCTAAATTATTCGTAATTATTCCAGGAGATTATCTAACACTGGGATCTGTGAAAGTGATCCTAAAGTGTCCTGGAGAGAAGAAAACTCCATGCCATCAACAATGGTGGCTTCTTGGAATACAAAATATTTCTGGCCGCTTGTATTTGGTACAAAGAGGATTCTTTTACCTGGGAAAAATACAAAAGCATAAATATCGCAATGATAATGTTGATGTGTAGCAGACTTAGCCCTATGACTTTCAATGGGAAATGTGTACTTGCCCTCTTTTGATTTGTTCCTGGATTTAACTTGCACCTTATATAAGGCATTGCCAAATTCAACGATGAGATCTGCTGGATGTGATTCGCAAGTTTCATAGCAAAAGTCTGAGTATTCAAGCAAGCATGACTTAACTAACGACTCGCCCAGGGATCCTAAGCGTTTGGCGTTGTGGTTGTCTGTGTTGGATTTTGACATTTAGCTAATTCTTCAGAATTGAAGATTGCCCTTCTCCCTACTTGTTTAGCATATTTTGAATTAAGCAATTCAGCAGCTGCTTTTTCCCATTCACCTAATTCACAAAAAGCCAGGGTTTTTCTAAAAGATAATAATGTATGGATCCCAAGATTAAAGCAGAGATCTATAAAAACATATTTGGCCTCTAATGGGTAAGATCTCCATATGGCCAGATGTTTATCCAGGTCTTTAAACACAGAATCAATGTCATTGTTTAAAAGATACATGGCCTCATCTTCTGTTATGCCCCTGGTGTCCAGGTTGCGGCCTATGCCAATTGAAGTGTAGCCAGCTGAACATTCATATGCCTGGAGAACTACACCTTCAAAATCTTTAAGCCTGGATCTAATAAGGCATCTATCAAAATGTTTATCTTCCTGGTGCATTATTTATCCTCGGCCTTGTTGCTGGCCCCAAAATAAAAACTAATAACAGCTGAGGCGATTCCAGAGAAATACCCCAGGATTAAATTAACCACATCATCTGCATTTTCATTAACTGGATAGATCGTAATTAAAAAGATGTAACCCATAAAACCAAGCACAGTTACAGATCCTAAAAATCTTGGTGTCCAATCTTTAGAAAAAGCAGATCTGGCACTTTGTATATCCTGTGTCTCCAGGGCAAATACATCGACATCCATTTGCTTCATCTGGGCCTCAAATTCTAACTCAGCATTTTTAAGGGCCAACAATTGTTCTGGTGTTGCATTGTGTATTGCTTGCTCTATTTTTTTAGGTGCTGGATCGCATCCTAAAACTTCTGCAACCAAGTTAGCGGCCATGCCACCTACTGGGCCACCTAATGCAGATCCTAAAGTTGGGGCCAGAGATCCAACAATGTTTTTGATTTTATTGAATTTCATTAGTTATTTATCCTAATTAAAAGAGTAATGATTAGCGTAAAAAGTGTTACACCAATAGTTGTAACCCCACCTATCAGCCACCATTGCAATTTAGCAATGGCAACTTCTAGCTTATCCAGCTGCTTGAAATTAGTTTTCCAGCGTTCATAACACTCAGTTTCATGTCGAACTAACTCAGTGTGTACTGTTGCAGCTGTGGGCTTAGAGTTAGGCATTAGAAATTCAAGAATTGTTTAATCTTGGCCCAGAGTTCTGGCTGATATTTGCGAACAGCAAAAACTATACCTATAAATACAATTACATTAATTATTAGTAATTCCATAATTATTTTTCCTCTGGTTTATTTTGTAGTTCGTCAGTTTGCTCATCAATGTTTTCAACAACTGTATCAATTACGCCATCGTAAGTTTCAGCTACAGTATTAACAACACCACTAACATCTTTTAAGGCTGCTCCTGAAATAGAGCCAGCAGTTTTAACAGTTGTATCAACTGTAGTCATAGCAATATCTTTACCACCTTCAATTACTGAATTAACAGTTGCACATGAGGTTGCAAATAGGCCAATCAAGATAAATGAAATATTTTTCATAATTATTTTTCCTCTGGTTGAGCAGCTTCAGCTTCTTTGCCAACTGCAATAAAATCATCTAAGCGGTATTGCTTGTCTCTGTTTACCCTGGCAAATTCAGTTTCTAAATTTACTAAGGCCTTAGAGATAGGCTCTAACTCTCTAATCAGCTGCAATTGATGTTCTGTGCATTCTGATTGTTTCCAGGATCTAACATTGCCATCATTATCCTCAATGTTAATTACCACTGGATCCACTACCACTTCTTCTTCTGTTTTTTTATTTTTATCGTTCATAAGTATTAATACTCCCTTTTGTTGTTTATAAAATTAAATTATACAGAATTATCTGGTACTTGTGGCCATTCTCCTAATGGTCTAACAGGTGGTTCAGCATCGTTGTATTCATACAAAGCTGCTAACTCATCAACTGTGGTACAAGCATCAATTTTGCTTTGCATATCTGCTGCTGTGCTTCTGACATCAGTTCTAAAAGTAGACCAATCAGCAGGAATAGGTGTACCAGCTTCCTGTTCTCTGACCACATACCAATCATTAGGCTGTAATAA